GCTACTGGTCCTACCGTAGTTACAGGCACAGTTGCTAATCCGGTGTTTTCGGCTGGCGCATACCAATCAACAGTGACTGTCTCGTCGCCGGGTAGCTCAACACTATCTGCTGCATATCCTCTAACTATACCTGACAACGCTACGGCTACTGGGTTTGTGACTGCATGGTCTGCCGCTGCAATCCCCTTCACTACCGCTGCAGTGACTACTGACGGTGCAATTCAATTAACACACACTGAAGGTGGGGTGATTATTATTAATGACATCAGCGCAACAGGTGTTACTAATGGAATGCTATCCACAGCAGGATTTATTGTTGGCACTACAGACGGCTGTAAGTATGGCCCTTCTTCAGCAATCGTATTTAATGGAGTGGTTCAATCGGCTACTACGGGAGTAGGTTCAGGATTGGACATTAATGTCACTATGGAATACGGCTATTATCAGGTTGATCCGACTACATTTGACAATGATGGCACTGGATATGCTGTCGGCGATACAGTTACCTTCCCCGGAGCTTCATACGGTGGCACGACCCCGAGCAACAACGTAGTTGTAATTATTGCAGAAGTAGGTGTAGGCGGTGCAGTAGTTAGTCTAACACAGGGAGTAACATCGGCCATTGTTTCCGTGCAAACTTTCTCAGTTCAGTTGAGTAATTGGAGAGAGTTCACATACACTTCAAATGAAGGTGAGCCAGTAGCTGATCCTGCAAATAACGCAAATTGGTTCTACAGTGTTGTGGATCAGGTTGATATAATGGTAAACTATGATGGTGCATGGGCCGGCTATAAAAATCAAAACTATGATAGCAACGGCTTCCCGACACCAACTGGTAGTAATGCTACTGATCCTGCAGGCCCAATCATAAGCGCATCTGAACCTGTTACCCAAAGCGACAGTTCAGCCCTTGTATACGGTGATCTTTGGATAAGCACTGCCGATCTAGAAAATTATCCGATAATTTCTCGTTGGCAGTCAGTTGATGGTGAAGATAAATGGGTTTTGATTGACAATACCGATCAAACTAATCCAAATGGTGTTGTATTTGCAGATGCTCGTTGGGCGACTAACGACACAACTAGTCCTACAAATGACCCGATACCAACCATAGTTAGCTTGCTAACTAGTGATTATCTAGATATCGATGCTCCATCGTATTCTCTATATCCTACAGGTATGCTGTTATTCAACACCCGTCGTTCTGGTTACAATGTTAAACAGTTTAAGTCAAACTACTTTAATACCACTAACTTCCCAGGACAGGCATTGCCAACTGAAACCAGCACTTGGTTGTCTGTTAGCGGATTGCAGTCGAATGGCGCACCTTATATGGGTCGTAAGGCACAGCGAGCAATGGTAGTTCAGTCATTGCGTTCAGTGATTGACACTAACACTGATATTCGGGATGAAGATAACTTCTTTAACTTGATGGCTAGCCCTAACTATCCAGAAATGCAACCTAACATGATTGTATTGAATTCGGATCGTGGCGAAACAGGATATATCTTAGGCGATACCCCGATGGGCTTAGCTGATAGTGCAACCGACATTCAAGCGTGGGCAACTAATGCAGTTGGTGCTACATCTACCGGCGAAGAAGGCTGTGTTTCTAGAAATACATACATGGGTCTATTCTATCCAAGTGGTATCACATCAGACTTGTCAGGTAATTTAGTTGCTGTTCCCCCATCGCATATGATGTTGCGTACATTCTTAAGAAATGACACCATTTCTTATCCTTGGTTAGCAGCAGCAGGAACACGCCGCGGTATCATTGATAATGCAGCAAACATTGGCTATATTAATAGAGTCACTGGTGAATTTGTGACTATCAAAACACGTATCGGTATCCGTGATGTTCTATACATTAACTTCATCAACCCGCTAGTGTTCTTCACTGGTAATGGCTTGTTGAATTATGGTAATAAAACAAGCTTCAATTCGACTAGCGCATTGGATAGAACCAACGTTGCAAGACTTATTGCTTATATGCGTCGTCAACTAACACTAGCAGCAAGACCGTTTGTGTTTGAACCTAACGATGCATTAACACGTAAACAGATTGCAGGCGTAATGGAATCGTTAATGATTGACTTGGTTGCAAAACGCGGCATTTACGATTATCTAGTGGTGTGTGATGAGTCAAACAATACTCCTGCTAGAATCGATAGAAATGAACTTTGGATCGACGTTGCGGTGGAGCCGGTTAAGGCAGCTGAATTTATCTACATCCCAGTTCGTATATTGAACACCGGTGAACTGTCAGGTGCGTAAGTAAAATGGGTGCCTCGGAAGGGGCACCCATTAAAGATAAATAGTATTAATATGAAAATATGTCCACAATGTGGCAACTTGCGAGTGATAAATAATATGTCAAGGTGGCGTGTTGATTTTTGCTCTCAGAAAATTTTAACGGCCAAAGTGCCACAAGGAGAATAATTTATGGCGACAGCTAGCCAAAGTTTGTTTAATATGACTGTAGCCAGCGATAATGCTGGTGGCAATCAAGGCATGTTGATGCCTAAACTACAATATAGATTCAGAGTTAACTTTTTGAATTTCGGTGTTGATGCAGTTAATGGATTGCAATTAACCAAGCAAGTTATTGATTGCTCACGTCCTAACTTAACTTTCACCGAAATCACAATACCAGTATACAACTCTACTCTATACTTGGCGGGCAAGCATTCTTGGGCACCGTTCACAGTAAACGTCAGAGATGATGCTACTGGAAGCGTGTCTAGAGCAGTCGGTCAACAATTGCAAAAGCAATTGGACTTTGTAGAACAAGCTAGTGCTGCAACCGGGCAAGACTATAAGTTTCAAGTTAACGTTGAAATATTAGACGGTGGCAACGGAGCATCAGCACCAGCAGTTCTTGAAACGTGGGAATTATACGGTTGTTTCTTACAAGTAGCTAATTACAATGCATTGAACTATGCTACTAATGAGGTAGTTACTATTGCAATGACAATTCGTTATGATAATGCAGTTCAATCGCCATTAACTGCTGGTGTAGGTGCTTCTATTGGTCGTATTCTAAGCGGAGCATCGACAACAGGTATTGGCGCAGCAACTTAATATATCTAACGTCATATGGCGGGATTTATACAAAATCTTCTTACGGACGCTGCCGGAGCATTCTTCGGCAGCGAATACCTACGGGATTACACGCACGCAGCAAAAACATTTAGGACTAACGGTTACGCCTATTCTCCTAAATTAAAGTTTTTATTCCATACTTTCTTTGACATCAACACCCAAGCCTATAATCAAAATGTAGGTACTGGTGCTAATTTCGGGTTACTGGTTAAAACAGTAAAGCTTCCTTCTTTTTCGTTTGCTACCCACGAGTTAAATCAGTACAATCGTAAAAGAATAGTTCAGACCAAGATTAAATATGAACCAATCAGCATATCATTCCACGATGATAATAACAACCTAATTAGAGATTTGTGGAGAGCATATTACGGTTACTACTACGCAGATGGTACCAAACCTAGTGTGAGTTTTACAGGTGCTCGGGGAGCAGCAGGCCCAGCGCCCGGTGGTGCTGCTTCTGCTAAAGGTACAGTGGTTGATTATAATTCCAGAACTCCGTATGCTCCTGATTTTACTAGTAATAATGATTGGGGGTATATAGGTGAGACAAAGCTGCCTTCAGGACCAAATACTATTAAAGTTCCGTTTTTTAAAAATATAACAGTGTTTGGATTTAACCAGCATAAATTTTCAGCATACACTTTAATCAATCCCATCATTACACGATTTAACCATGATACCTATAGCTACGCTGAAGGCAGCGGCACTATGGAGCATACCATGGACATAGATTATGAAACTGTAGTATATGACTCAGGTAATATGGATGGAAGAACTCCTAGCAACATAGTCACTGGATTTGGAATGAATGATAGTTATGATAGGCGTTTAAGCCCTATCGCAAAACCAGGCTCTAATGGTACTATTCTAGGTCAAGGTGGATTAGTTGATGCAGCGGGTGGTGCGATGACGGATCTAGCAAATGGCAACATCCTAGGTGCTATACAAAAAGCAGGTACTACGTATAATACATTTAAGAATTTGAATTTAAAACAAGTTGCGAAACAAGAAGTATTAACTGGATTACAAAATTCTCTGACGAATACACCTAATGTAAATAGAAATACGTTGTTTGATATTCCAGGCGGACCAGGCACATCACCTGGTCCTTCAGGATTAGCCGGATCTCCGACAGTTGGGGCAGCACAATCTCCCAAGATGATAGGTCCTACCAACGCAGGAACTACAACAGGTAACAGGTAATGGCACAAATTATTGATAACAGAGCATCCTTGTTTGAACAAACGATTAGAATTTATGATTCATTCTATTCAGTTGATTTAGTAGTCGGTGCCAGTCAGTATGATATCGTCTATGGGTATTTCAGTAGCGTATGTGACACTAAAAATATTGCCAAGAACTTTACTGCGTTTTTATTCAGAATTGCACAAGAGACTAATATTGATGTTTTAACTTTGTTAGAACAGTTACAAGGCTCAGCAGATAAATTGCAGATGAATAAGATTATGGCGTATTATCTAAATGGATTTAAATCCAAGACCTCATTGTACGGCTCAGGAATTGTACCTAGACCGGTGCAACCTGTATCCAGAAACATAGTGCAATAACATGCCAAAATATGCACAAGGCATATTTACTCCTAAAAACCCTGCTAAATATGTAGGCAAACACGCGCCTAGATATAGGTCTGGATGGGAACTAACATTTATGACGTTTTGTGACACAAACAAAAATGTAATATATTGGGCAAGCGAGGCAATGACGGTCCCATACAAACATCCAATCACCGGTAAGATGACTAATTATATCCCTGATTTTTTTGTAATGTATGAAAACAAGTATGGTAAAAAAATTGCAGAGGTAGTTGAGATCAAGCCCAAAAAACAAAGCATTATTGAGAGCAAAGCGGTCAGTGCTAAAGACAGAATAGTGGTAGCTATCAATCACGCTAAATGGGCAGCGGCGATGGCGTATTGTAAAGCACAGGGGTATGCTTTCCGGGTAATAACTGAAGATGATTTGTTTTACAATGGCAACCCAAAGAACAAAAGATAATTACATTATGGGTACCATGTTCAGACTAAATAGTCTATGACAAAAAAATTGCAGGACCTTTTTGAGTTACCACAAGATGAAATAGATGGGTTAGCAATGCCCATACCTGACCACGCCGGAGAAATTACCACACTTGCATTATCCAACCTAGAAAAGATTGAAAATGCTTTACCACAAGTTAGGGGGTTGGAAACGGGTGATATAGAGATGGACTCACTTGCTAATTTAGCTATCAGTAGTTACAAAGACCTAATGGATCTTGGAATGCAAGTGGATAGTAGATTTAGTAGTGAGATATTTAATGTTGCGAGTGCTATGTTAGGTCACGCTATTACTGCAAAGACTGCTAAACTAAACAAGAAACTTAAAATGATTGATTTACAGCTTAAAAAAGCCGCATTAGATCAAAAGAATTCAGCTAAAGATGAAGAAGTAGAAAGCACCAGTTTGGGAGAGGGTAAGACATTAGATCGTAACGAACTCTTAAAACTCCTTGCAGTTAAATCTGTAGATAAATGATAAATACTAGATACAGGAATTTATAATGAAAAGTTTAAAACAATTTATCACCGAGAGTTTAAAAACCTATCAGTACACCATTAAAATTGCCGGAACCGTTGATAAAAACTTCTTAGATATGTTTAAGTACAATCTAAACAAGTTTGATCCGATTGATATCAGCGACCCGGTGCAAACACCTATACAAAAATCTCCATATGGATTTCCTAATTTGTCTAATGAATCAGTAACTATCATTAAAGCAAATTTCAGATATCCAGCCACTGAACCAATGATACAACAAGTTGCTCAGTTATTGGGATATAATATCAATATGGTGCGTGTTATCACTACCGGATATGATGATAGCATTAATGATGAAGCTGAAGGGTATGCAAATCAGATGAAAGAAAGTCCAGTTCTTACTCACGAAGAAATGGAAGACAACGGAAAAGAAGCTAATAAAGCATACGGTGATTCATATCTACAAAGTATCAAAGATCAAATGAAGGGCTCTACTATAAACATCCCTTATGAAGGTAAAAAGACACCGAATGCGTTTGACCCATTCAAAGCAATTCCGCAGGATCCCAAGGGAAATAAAAGCCCTATGAGTACTATCACTCGGGCACCCAAGCCAAAGACTGGTGCAGCGGCTTAATAATAAATAGGACGAAATAACATGGACTTTAAAAGTTTACTAACAAAAATCGGCGAACTCCAGCAGGTACAGGAAGCCAAAGAAGAGACTTCAACTGGCGTCAAGCATAAGGGCAAATATGGTACTGAGTATCAAGGTGACGCCGATGATGAAGACACTGATGGCGACAAGAAGAAAGCTAAAAAAGCTGTTGCACCTGCTGAAAAGCGTGGTCGTGGTCGCCCTAAAAAGGGAGCAGACTCATCTACTGGTAAATTAGCAACATACAGTGGTGCTAAAGACCTGCAAGATTACATAGTAGGTAATAAGCCAAGCAAGGCCGTTGACAAACTACCAAAGAAAAAGCACACGCTTAAAGACTGGGTAGAGCAGATTGAGGGCAAATACATTGTTGAAGCAGGTTTAGCAGTTCAACCAATGCCAACTACTCCGCAGCAAAAACAACAACAGCAAATGGCATCAAAGCCGGCCTTTATGATTAAAGACCCGGCAAATCCAACTGCATCAGCAATTACTACCAGTGATCCAGCAGTAGTTAATGCTGCTAAAAATGGTACACTGACAATGCAAAAGCCAGGCACTACTCCTACTACTCCTGGCGCTCAGCCAGCACAAGGTGCGGGATCGCAAGTTGCTCCGGTACACGAAGAGGAAGATGATAACTTTATTAAAGGTGCTATCAAGAATCCGGGTGCCTTTACTAAGAAAGCAACAGCACACGGTATGACTCCTGCTCAGTTTAGAGCT